GGTGCGGTTCAAAGAGCAGCTACAAAGTTTCGGCGTAGACATGGAGCAAGAAGAAGCCGCACGTATTATTAAGATATACAGGCAGACGAACAGTTCTATAACTAAGTTGTGGAGAGAATGCCAAGTAGCCCTAGAAGGTATGAGGCAGGGTGATGCGTACGCAATAGGACTTAGCGGGGTGCTACAAGTAGTACCTAATCAAAACGGTATACAGTTACCTAACGGGTTGATGATGCGCTACGACAACTTGAAAGCTGAAGAGGGTGAGAAGGGGTTAGAGTATTTCTACAAAACACGTAGAGGAGACGTACGTATCTACGGCGGTAAGGTTGTGGAGAACGTATGCCAAGCGATAGCCAGATGTATTATGGCAGAACAGATGTTAATGATTTCAAAGAAGTACCGTGTGTTATTAACAGTACACGATTCTGTGGTATGCTCTGTTCCAGATAAAGAGCTTGACAAAGCTGCGGCTTACGTCGACTCCTGTATGCGACACACTCCTGAGTGGGCAAAGGGCCTTCCGGTGCGTGGTGACGTGGAAACTGGAAAGAACTACGGAGAATGTACCGAATGGCTCAACCCACATGGTCCTTCAGCAGCATAAAAACTTTCGAACAATGTCCCAAGAAGTACTACCACACAAAGGTAGCTAAGGATTACCAAGAAGACTTTAACACCGACGCGATACTCTACGGCAACGAGTTTCACAAAGCCGCAGAGGAGTACATACGAGACGATGTAGCCTTAGAGGCAAGGTTCGATTACGCGTTACGTGCGCTAGATAAGTTAAAGAACTCGAAAGGCGACAAGCTATGCGAGTACAAGATGGGGCTGACGGCAGACTTAGAGCCGTGCGGTTTCTTCGATAAGAACGTGTGGTGGAGAGGGGTAGTTGACCTTGCCATCTTAGACAGAGAAGCCGGTACGGCAAAAGTAATAGATTATAAAACGGGTAAGTCTGCGAAGTACGCCGATAAGGGACAGTTAGAACTAATGGCTTTGGCCATGTTCAAGCATTTTCCCGAGGTTAAAACCATTAAAGGCGGCTTGTTGTTCGTAGTCTGTAACGCGTTTATCAAGGACACTTACACCATAGAGCAAGAATCGGAGTTATGGCAGAAGTGGTTGGCCGACTACGCCAAGATGGCGAAAGCCTACGAAGTAGACGTTTGGAACCCGCGTCCTACGGGATTGTGTAGGGCGCATTGTATAGTACTAGAATGCCCACATAATGGGCGGAGATAAAAATAATGAACGATTTCCAAGGGTTAGAAGAACAACCAAAGACGTGTGATAGCTGCGGCGCAAAGATGGTAGACTACAGACATAAACTAAATGTTGGTCTAGTTATCTCTCTTAAGAGGCTGTATGACGTAGGAGGTAGTGCCCACCTCAACGCGCTGCAACTGGACTACATACCCCGCTCTAATTTCCAGAAACTTAGGTACTGGGGGCTTGTGGGTAGACGTGAACAAGAGTCTGGCGTGTGGATAATAAGTAGCTACGGTAGGGATTTCATAGAAGGCAAGGTCACTGCACCATCGCATGTGTGGTCTTATCGCGGACAACCTATCGACAAAGATGATAAAGATATAACCTATGTTAGCTTCTCTGATTTTGTAGGTAATGCGACTACTCAGAAAGAGAAAGACTTACTTACTTACAAGAAGCGTACTGATTACGCTGACGATGCAGAGCCGCATGGCTAGGAGGTCCCACAATGCCTTACAAAAATAAGCCTCGCCCATACAAGAAAGAGTATGAGCAACAGAAAGAACGGGGCGAACACGCCGACCGAATGGAGAGGCAACGCGCCAGACGAGCAGTAGATAAGACTGGGGCAGACAAAAACAAAAACGGTAAGGCAGATAAGCGGGAAGGCAAAGATATTAGCCACAACAAGATGTTGAGTAAAGGTGGTACTAATAAAGACGGCTATAAGATAGAAAGCTCTAGTAAGAACCGTAGCCGTAACGGACAAGCAGCAAAAAAGAAAACTAAGAGTAAAACTAAAAGTAAGTAGTAAAACAATACAAGAAGTAGTTAGGGAGAAGCACACAGCGGTTTCTCTCTATTTCTTGTCCTCTGGAGAAACTGATGCAGGTAGTAGACAACAAAGCATTGCGACTTAAAGTGCGTAACCCAACGCAAATAACAACAGCCATACCCCGCAGTAAGTACTTGGGTAATAACGAAGTGTTAGTTAAGTGGGGATTAGAAGAAGCACGGGTACTAAAGAACTTAGGAGTAAAGAATGTGCCGTCACCGATACTAGGCCGATACGATTGGGCGGGGAAGTTTAAACCTTTCGAACATCAAAAAACTACCGCTGCATTTCTGACGATGAACCAACGAGCCTTCTGCTTTAATGAGCAGGGTACAGGCAAAACTGCTAGCTCTATATGGGCGTCGGATTTTCTGATGACTGTGGGGTTAGTAAAACGTGTTCTTATAATATGCCCGCTGTCGATTATGGATTCAGCATGGCGCGCTGACCTATTCTCTTTTGCTATGCACCGCAGGGTAGACATAGCGCACGGAGCTAAGAAGAAACGCGAAGAGATAATTAACGGTAACGCTGAGTATGTAATTATAAACTACGACGGTGTGGAGATTGTACGAGACGTAATAGCAGAAGGCGGGTTCGATCTTATCATTGCGGACGAAGCTACCCACTACAAGAACCCACAAGCGAAACGCTGGAAGATTCTTAATTCTATAATTAAACCAACAACTTGGCTTTGGATGATGACCGGTACGCCTGCCGCGCAATCACCAGTAGACGCCTACGGACTAGCGAAACTCGTTAACCCAAAGGCAGTACCCCGTTTTGCGGGGGCCTTCAAAGAAATGGTTATGACCAAAGTGACGCAGTTCAAGTGGGTCCCTAAAGAGAGCGCTAAGGACATTGTATATAACGCGCTACAACCCGCCATTCGTTTTACTAAAGAGCAATGTTTAGACCTACCTGAGATGACTTATGTTAAACGTGAAGTAGAACTTACAGCGCAACAAAAGAAGTTTTACGAAATACTGCGTAAACAAATGCTAGCCGTAGCTGCGGGGGAATCTATATCGGCTGCTAACGCGGCTGTTAACATGAACAAACTCTTACAAATATCTTGCGGGGCGGTTTACTCCGACAGTGGGGAGACAGTAGAGTTTGACGTAAAGAATCGCTACAAGGTACTATCCGAAGTAATCGCCGAGTCCAGTCAAAAAGTTTTAGTGTTCGTGCCGTTCAAGCACGTCATAGGAATACTCGCTGAGAAACTAAACAAAGATGGCATAACCAACGCGATAATAAACGGGGACGTGTCCGCTAATAAGCGTACTGCTATATTCAAAGAGTTTCAAGAAACCGACAACCCCCGAGTACTAATTATTCAACCGCAAGCGGCGGCGCACGGCGTCACTCTAACCGCAGCTAACACTATCGTATGGTGGGGACCTGTGCCCTCGTTAGAAACGTACGCGCAAGCAAACGCTAGAGTACATCGGTCAGGACAAAAACATCCTAGCACCGTAGTGCAACTGCAAGGTTCTGCTGTAGAGAAACATGTTTATAAACTGTTAGATCAAAAAATAAATGTCCACACAAAAATGATAGATTTGTACCGAGAGGTACTTGATAAATAAAATAACCTAGAATACACTGCACTTCGCTAGACAAAACTAAAACAGCTTAAAGAGGACAATTAAATGGGCGAAGAAGATATAGACCAAACACGGTTGAATAAACTTGTCGGGGTATACATAAAGATACGAGACAAGAAGTTGCAGATCGTTACCGAGATGAAGAAGCAAGAGCAAGACTTAGAAGAGAAGTTAGAGAAAGTAAAGACCGCTCTACTAGAGCATTGCAAAGCTACTGGGCTTGAGTCTGGAAAAACAGAGCTAGGTTCGTTCTATAGGTCAGTGAGAACTAAGTACTGGACTAGCGATTGGGATTCTATGAACAAGTTTATGGTACAGAACGACGCAGTAGACTTGCTAGAAAAACGGATTCACCAAGGGAACATGAAGCAGTTTTTAGAAGAGAATCCAGACCTACACCCTCCCGGCCTTAACACGGATAGGGAGTTCACAATAACAGTAAGAAGGAGCAAAAAGTGAGCAGCGTTGAAACCTACGTCCCAATAGACGTATTAGCAGAAAAGCTATCAGTTAAAACAAACACTGTACGAACATGGGTACGCCAAGGGTTTATCCCACGAGATACCTATATAAAAGTAGCTAACACCTATCGGTTTAATGTCCCAAAGGTTTTGGAGTCGTTGACGCAAGATGAGCCGCCAGAAGCTAGGCTAGATGCCGCTGTAGCAACTGTAGGTACTGTCACGATTGGTGTAACTAATAAAAACCCAGTGAGCCTAGAAGAAGAATTGGGCTTAGACTTAGATGAAAACGAAGACTTTTAGGAGTAAATGATGAGCAACGTACAATTATTCGAAAACATGCCTGTCGCATATAAAAACCTTTTGGCGCAGTTAGCGCCAGAGAAAAACTTAACGGGTGGCGAGTACTCTAACAACCACAGGCTTAGTATTCGTGGTGGTGTATTCCGTAAGATAGTAAACGGGAAAGAAGTAGCTGAACTAGAAAGCCGAGCTATCCAAGCAGTTATCATCAAAGCTGCACCGATTTCAAGGATGTACTACAAAGGCACGTACACTGCGGGAGAGTCTAACCCTCCAGTATGTTGGTCTGCGGATACTAGCAAAGGCTTTCCTTCTGACGATGTTGTAGCTAGCGATAGACAAGCTAACAAGTGTGGAGACTGCGCTCAGAATATTAAAGGTTCTGGACAAGGCGAAAGCCGCGCCTGTAGATTCCAACAGCGTGTAGCTTTACT